TATGAGGACGCTAAGATAACCATCCGGATTGTCCTTCCGACGGACGAAGAGAGTAACTGTTACAGCAAAGCGGCGGAGTTGGAGCGCAGTTTCAAGAAAGTTGACAGCCAGGCCAAGCCCTTCGTGTACCGCATTGTCAACAAACACGCCGCCGCCAGAGGTATCAGTCAGGTAGTTTACCAGGGACTGCGGACCACAGAGGGAAATGGGGACGATACGATCACGGCAGAAGTGAACTTGTTGGAGTTCAAGCCTGTAGTGGTCAAGACAGAGCAGATCGCTGCGAAGAAAGCCACCACTGCCCAGCCGGCGGGCGGGCAGTATGTGGTCAAAAAAGGTGATACCATGTGGGGCATTGCGAAGACGTATGGGATTTCTTTGGGCGAGTTAATCAAGGCCAACCCGCAAGTCGAGAACCCCAACCTAATTTACCCAGGGCAGCGGCTGAATATACCAGCTAAGCGACAGGAAGCGACAGCAAGCGCCGGCAGTCCTGCCGTGGATGACGATGTGGTATGAGGTGACCCTGGATGAGCGAGTATATCTCCCCTATTTGGGACATTGAGATCGGGTCCTATACGGTGCAAAAAATCACGCGGTTTGACGTGTTCTCTTCCCGTCAAGCTCCGCTTGATCTGGCTGAAGTAGAGCTGCCGAAAGCCGGCCTTCCCACCGATGTCGATGCCGGCACAAGAGTACGCATCAGCCAGGGATACCGGGAAAAGGGGATGTGGCTCATATTTGACGGAGAAATTGAACGCATGGAACCCCGGTCCGTTACCACCACGATCTTCGCTCAAGACCAGGGAGGGAAATTGAAAAGAACACCGTTCTCCCAGACTTTCATCCAAATCGAGCCAAGGGCGATTTTCCAGCATGGGTTACAAAAAGCCGGGATTATGGCCTACAAGCTGAGCAGCAAGCCTCTGCCGCCTAAAGCGTCGTTTGTGGCCGGTGGCAACTGCCTGGAAGTCTTTAAGCGAGTAAACGCAGCGTGGGGGCTGGATTGGGCCTATTACTTCGAGCCGGAGGGAGAGTTCTACTGGGGACCGTGGGAGGAATCGCCCAGATATCTCCAGGCAGAGCTGACCAAGTTAGAGTATGGCGTCAACATCCTGGAACCCACGAGAGTTGAAGAGGGCGGCCGGCGCGGTTTGATCACGACTTTTGCGATGCCTTGGATCAGGCATTCTCACCGGGTCATCATCCTGGACCACCGCCATTTCGTGGACCCGATAGAGGTGCGGGTGGAGCGCTGCCACTATCACCATGACGCACAGAAAGCGAGGCTGACGCTGGAGTGGTCACGAGGGAAGAAGTAGAAAAGGTGTTCAAAGCCTTGGTGAGCCAGGCGTTTCCGGTTCTTGACGGAGTGCTATACCCGGTCAGAGGCGTGGTAATTAAAACATACAACGAAGGCCGGCAGGCCGATGTACAGGTGTTGGACAGTTCAGGAGACATCCTATCATCCTGGCCGGTGTTGGCCAAACTCCGTGTACCGATGGGCCAGATAGCCAGGACGGGAGATCAGGTGCGGGTGGGGTTCTACTATGCCGACCCCAGCCAACCCTATATTGATGAGGTGCTGAGATGATGGATGAAATGTTGGGAACGGACATTCTTATTGAAAATGGCGATTTTGTGACCAACCCTACGGGTGATGTTCAGCTTGTGACAGGCTTTGCCTGTGTGGCGCAGGACATTATGCACAAGCTGATGTCGCCGGCGGATGCTCTTTTTCTCCACCCAGGATGGGGCGCTGATTTATTGCGCTTTATCCAAGCCGTAGACAGTCCCCTAAACAGGCTGGATTTGCAACAGTCCGTTCAGGAGGCCTTAGAAAGCGATCCGCGGGTAGAGACGGGATCGGCGGAGGCTGAAGTTTCAAGTTGGGAACGCGATCATATCAGTGTTAGGGCGTCTTGCAGGATTATCAGTGAGACTAACCCCTTGAACCTGCTCATCGACCTTTCGGGCGGAGAGATACGGATTGAGGTGATCTGATGGTCAACTTTCGGGAACTGTTAGGCTTAAAAGACCTCAAAACGCTGCTGCAGGAGTTTTTTGACCGTTTTCGGAATGCCGGCGGCAAGGTCACCAACTTAAATCCCGGTGGAGTGCTTAGAACCCTGGCAGAAAGCAGCCTTTTCCCGGTGTCCGAGCAGTACGACCTTTTGGAAAAGGTTGCGCCGCAAGGGTTTGCCGTGTATGCCTCCGGGCAATGGTTGGATCTCAAGGCCCAAGACGTTGGCTTGACCAGGTTGCCAGCGAAAAAAACCAAGGGGATCGTGACGATAACCAGGCAAGACACCTCCTCCCCCCTGCTCATTCCTGTCGGCACAGTGGTTAAAACGGAGCTGGGGCCGGACGGGGAAAGTTTGAGATATTTCGTTACTTCGGACGTAGTAATACCGATTGGGCAAGCCCAGGGCAGCGTACCGGTTGAGGCGGAATTTGCCGGCGAGAAGTACAACGTGGGTGCAGGTTACATCACTATGCTGGAGACTTACATCCCGGGCATAGACACAATCACAAACGCAGCAAACTGGATAACCGAAGAAGGAGCAGACGCCGAAAGCGACGAGAAATTGCGCCAACGATATTTTCTGCGCTGGAACGAACTGGCTCTAGGTGGCACCGATGCGTCATACATCTCCTGGGCCAAGTCGGTGCCCGGCGTAGTGGATGTGGCAGTGAACAGTCAATTCCCGCGCGGCCAGGGTACGGTGGATGTGATTATCACCGGACCAGAGGGAGCGCCCTCCCAGGAGCTGATCCAGCAGGTTCAGGACTACATCGAACAGCGGCGGCCTAATGTGGCAAACGTGCTGGTCAAAGGGCCGGTCACGGTGACGGTAGACGTGTCTGCTGCGATCATTCTTCCCAAAGACATAGGCGATGAAACGTCTGCCCGAATGACTGCTGAGCGGGCCATCCAGGCATACTTTGGTATCGGCCAGGCGGCCGGCATTGATCCTCGTCGGATTGGCGACAGTTTGTATCTATCTAGGCTGACCGCGTTGCTGATGGATGTGCCCGATGTAGTGAATGTGAACATTTCCAGTCCGGCAAGCGACGTGATTATCCGGCCGGACGAGCTGACCATGTTAGGCGCCTTAACCATTACAGTGGGGAGGCTGGCATAAATGAAGTTCGGCGAGTACATCTTGAGCCTATTGCCTGGATTCTTGCGGCGACGGGACGGGACAAAAACGGATATCGAGCGCTGGGCCGAGGCCCTAGGAGTGAGTCATGACGAGTTGAAACAGGCCATCTTCAAGGTGCGGCGGGCGTGGCACATAGACACAGCCACGGGCCAGGCCCTGGATCTGCATGGTCAAGACAGGGGCATTCCTAGGCTGCCGGGGGAAAGCGATGATTCCTACCGCCGACGCTTGAAGGCCGCTTATCAAACCTATGCCCTTGGCGGCACCAACCCTGGTTTGGTGGAAGTGCTGAAGATCATGGGGTATCCTGATGCCCGCATCCATGAACTGTTCAAAGATGGCGTGATGCCCCCGCTCCACAATAACCAGGTCCTTTACAACGGGGCGGTTAAACATGAAGGCGGCGTCCGATGGGCCGAGTTCAAAATCGCCATGGGAATAGAAGACAGCAAGGATTACGCTGCCGTCGAGCGCCGGGCGCTCGTGACCGCGATCAACAAGGCAAAGGCCTCCCACTCCAAGCTGGCAGCCCTGGCGTTGGAACTTGCTTTCAGCGACCGCCTGGCGCTGAAAGAGCAACAGGCGATTGTAGCAGGCTGGAGTGCCGAAGACGGCACCGCCGGCCCAATCCTGCTGCACACCGGGGCAGCGCCTTATGGGATAAGGCACGACGGCAGGGCGTTCTACCAGTCCGGCCGGCTGCGGGACGGCATTCCTGAATTGACAACAGCCTTAGAGATAGGACCGGAGGTTATTCCCGGCCACCGGGATCATCGGGTGGCTTATAAACATGACGGCGGTGGCCCCAGGTACCGGCACTCCGGCAGCCTGCTGCGGATGGGGTTTTGGCATCATAATGGGCAGGCCCGCCACGATGGGGTGTTAAGGTATCGCGACGGCGTGGCTCATTACGGCGATAAAGAACTGGTGCATGGAGGACTGGTCAGGTACGGGTCCGGTACGCCCCGGAACGGGAGTATCACCTACGGGGACAACGGACTAAATGATGGCCTGCACTTGGTGGTCCGGCGCAAAGGGCTGCCCGTGGAAATTGACGCGGCTTAGGGGGTGATAACTTGAAGGTAGAACTGGCGGAGAGACACGGCCTGGCTGGAAAGCTGCGCCTGGTAATCCGCAGGCGCGGGCGGGTGGTGGAGATTGACGAGGACGACAACTTAGTCATGGACGGCCCGAGGGCGGACATAGCCAGCAACCTGGCCGGTGTGCCGGTGGCTATTCTCCCAATTACCCATGTGGCCGTCGGGACCAACGGCACCGCACCAACAGGCCAAGACCAGGCGATCACCAACGCCTTCACGAAGCCGCTGCTGCAGGTTACCCGGCCATCACCCATGGTGGTGGTGTGCACCTTCCAAATCCTGAGCAGCGACGCCAACGGGCTGGCCATTCGGGAATTCGGGCTTTTGCGGTCCGACGGCAGCCTGTATGCCCGGAGAACGCGAGGCGGCAAGGTGATCGAGAAAGACAGCGACATTGAGATTGACGGCGAGTGGACACTTTACACGTAATCATGCGGAGGTGATAGCATGGCCAACTTGCCAGAAGTAGCGCAATGGGAACCGGGGATCTATCAAATTGAGGAAACCGACCCGGTGCAGGGAGGCCCTAATGGCATTGACAACCTGCCAAATAAGCAGCTTGCAAACCGGACGGCCTACCTGAAAGAGCAAGTGGAAAGCCTGGGGACACGTGTAACCAATGTGGAGAATGCCGTAGCAGGGTTAAATATTCCGAGCGTGCACGCTTTGGAAGAAAAGCAAGCTGCCGCCGCTTTATGGGCGGCAAGGCACGCAGCTTATTCGGCCGAGCATGGGTATTTGGAGCTGATTTATCCTGGGTACACCTTGGCTGACAACGCAAGCGTGAGAGTAATTAGCGGGGTGGCAGGAGACGACTCACTAGATGTGGAGGATACTACTCTTTTGGCTCCTGGCCGAAGCTATAGTTTATCTCAAGGTACCACAACCGAAACGGTGACCATTCTCTCAATACTTTCTGCAACCCGGGTGCGGTTGACCGCCGTCCTTGCTAACAACTATGATTCCCAGGCAATTTTGCGTAGATCATCGGCAGCGATAGACTATAGCGCTCACACAATATCCGGCCCCGGAGTTTACTATTCCCTACCGTTTGCCTTCCAGGGCACTGGCAAAGTGATCATCAGGCAATTAGCCGGAAATGAGCCCAGTGTAGAGGTTTCGCCAGCCAATACCGAGGTTTACTCCGGCCTAACCCTTCTCTCTAGTACCACGAACGGCGGGATCACAGAGAGGGTTTTCGCCCTCGATGCCGAGGGAGATGTAAATTTACGGGTAACTCTGGCCGCTGGCGACATACTGGAAGGAATAGCAATATTCCAAGATGCACAGGTCGTAGGGTTTGCGGCAGGAGTACAGATTGATGCTGTATATGCGGACCCTGCCGGTAGCCCTACCCAGGCTGACGTTGGTGGCATACCGGTTGTGTCTTTTGCTGCGGACAAAAATCAATCCGTGAGTTTCTCACGGCTTTGGGGAGCACACTTGGACGTCGCAATTGAGCTGGGGTACTTCATGAGCGTAGATAGCGCCGGAGACGTAAAAATCAGGATAAGCTATGCAGTTAATGGTGGGGTTTTTACTGATATGGATCAGATCATAACTCCAGGGGCAGGGACAGGATACAGAAGGGTCACCCTAAACTCTAAAATTCCTGGCAGCGCCTTCCCGATTGGTGATAATTTACTAACCGTCAAAGTGAGCAGGTTGGGCACCGACGCCGCTGACACCCATACCGGAGCGTTCCAACTCGCGAGCTTGCGGCTGTTGTAAGGAGGGATAAGATGATCAGAACGATAACTGCCCAATACGAGGGTTTAGGTTATGCCATAGAACCAATAGTAAGCGGTATGACCCTCACCGTGCCAGCCGCCACGGCTACCGTGGCCGGCACGGTGGTGGATCTTGCGGAGGCCACTTTCGACCTCTCGGGGGCAAACGGCGGCGAAGGGGACTATACGGTATACATCACCCCTGCGGGATATTGCCTGGAGATCTTGCGCCCAGATGGCACTGTGGAAAATCCCCGGTCCATCTTTCCCGAAACAAATGCTGCATACTGGGTATGTTCTTTCCGCCTGACTGGGACTGAAACAGCCCTGGACGACGTTTTGATAACCGTTTTGCATACCGAGGAGGTGGTAGCGTGATCCTTATCAATGCACCAGGCGGCGTGATAGCCCGCAAAAACAGCGATGGCATCTTTGTGCTGGGTAGCGAGGCTCAGAGAATACACCCGAACGATACAGGTGATCCCCAAGAAGTGCACGATTTCACCTTGGGTGTTAACGCCCTTGTCTGGCAGCCAGCATACTTGGCTTATATGCTGATTAACCCGGCAAATGCCGGATATTCTGGCCGCCCGGCTGGTTTCTGCGTCAAGGATCCACCTGCCGCAGGCCAACCGGAGGTAGACTGGGCCGTCATCCAACTGGGCGGGTTCTACGCCTTTAAGTACCAGGCCAGCCGTGCGGACGCCACCTCTTCCGCCGCCGGCTCAAGCAATGTGGCAACCTCCAGGCAGGGCGTGGTACCGTGCGCGAATATTACCATAGACGACGCCGCCAAGATGTGCTACGCGGCCGGCGATGGCGGCGGGCAGTACCACCTGATGGCCAACCGCGAATGGATGGCCCTGGCAATTTACAGCCAGCTTCTCGGGCCGGATCGCTTCGGGGCTAACAGATATGGGCCTTTCGGGAACAACAATAACGGTACCGATATAGATGACCCCGGCATTACCTTCACGGCTGATCCTACCCAGGCTGGCCGAGCCCTAACTGGCACTGGCACCAAAGCCGGCTGGGCCGGTGGCGTGAACCTCACCTCTCATACAGGCCGCACCAATGGGGTGTATGACCTCAATGGAAATGTATGGGAGTGGGTGTCTGGATTAACGACCCGCGTCGGCGCTACCGGAGGTCAGGCGGATACCATTCTATTTGTTGATGGGGTTAGCACCGGCCTGGCTATTCCAGGCGGGGCTTCAGGTGAGCGGGTAACGGCATTACTTACCAAGCCCATTTGGCGCGAGCACGGGATCCCCGCCTCTACTGACGCCACTGGAAAGGTTGAATTCGGCGCGGATGGTCGGTGGTTTAGCACCAGTGTCAACACAGAATACGTGGCCTCTCGCGGCGGCAGCTGGGCCAATGGCGTCCAGGCCGGGGTGTTCGCGTTGACCCTCTACAGTACGCGGGGCAGCGTGTACACGAGCCTCGGCGTCCGCGCCGCTTTGTCACTGTAATCTGGCGTCTGGAAACTGAAAATCTGATGGCCCCGCGATAGCGGGGCCTAGAGCAATCCTTTGAGGTCAAGCGATGGTTCAAGAACTAATCTTGAAAGAAAAGTGCAAGGACATGATGAAGTATGGTTACCAGGCCATCAGGGATATTCCAAGAGATTACCGGTACACATTAGGGGCCGACATCCGGAGTTCCATGACTAGCCTGCTCCAGCTCATCATCCGGTGCGGCAAACGATATTACAAGAAAACAACTCTGGAGGATATGGACATTGAGCTGGACACTCTCAGAACCCTAATTCAGGTGGCGGTAGAGAACCGGGTGATCACCGTTAAGGAGTTCGAGCACTGGTCGGTATTACTGGATGAGTTAGGCCGCATGATCGGCGGCTGGATAAAATCTTTGAGAGCTAAAAAATAGGGCCTGGGCTGAAAAGCGCGACGTGGCCTATCGCGGCGGCAACTGGGACAATGGCGTCCAGGCCGGGGTGTTCGCGTTGAACCTCAACAATACGCGGAGCAACGTGAACACGAACATCGGCTTCCGCGCCGCTCTGCCTGAAACAAGCGAGAAGGTAGCTGCTTACGGGCGGCTATCCAGGGCACAGGCAAAGGAGCCCCGGTCCTTGTCGCGCCGGCTTGTCCGGCCGGCAAAAAACAAAAAACGCCTGTTCCGGCAAGTAGGAAACAAAAGTCGGAAACAGGCCCAGGTTGAGAGGAGGATGAAGATGAGGACCTATAAGAACCTGTACCCGCAAATCTATGACTTTCAAAACCTTTATAAGGCCTATCTCAAGGCGAGACGGGGCCACAGGTTTGAACATGAAGTCCTCATCTTCACCAACAATCTGGAAAGCGAACTGATCAAGTTACAGAATGAATTGATCTGGAAGACTCATAAAACAGGCCCTTACAGGAGCTTCTACGTTAATGACCCAAAAACCAGGTTGGTGGCCGCCCTTCCCTTCCGCGACCGGGTGCTCCAACATGCCTTATGCAACGTCATTGAACCGCTTTTTGAACGCAAGTTTATCTATGACAGCTATGCCTGTCGGAAAGGCAAGGGAACCCACGCCGGCGCGGACCGGGTAACGGAATTTCTCAGGCGGGCTACCAGGTTATGGCCAAAGCCTTACTGCCTAAAGTGCGACATCAGCCAGTATTTCCCCTCTGTCAGGCACAACACACTCCTGGCAATTATCAGGAGGACCATTGCCTGCGAAGATACTTTGTGGCTGATCCAAGAAATTCTCTCTAGTTGGGTAGATACGAACGACCCTGACCCGAGGGGGCTACCCATAGGCAACCTGACTAGCCAGCTCTGGGCTAACGTCTACCTTGATCAGCTTGATCACTTTATCAAAGAGGTTCTTCGGGTCAAGTTCTACGTCCGGTACATGGACGATTTCGTAATCATCGGCGGTAACAAGGCCGAATTGTGGCAGATAAAAAGAGAGGTCGAAACTTTCCTGGACGACAAGCTGGGCTTACACCTAAACGGTAAGACAGGGATTTTCCCCATCTCTCATGGTGTGGACTTTTTGGGGTACCGTATCTGGCCGGACCATAGACTGTTGCGGAAAAGGAGCACCAAACGGATTAAGCGAGCCTTGCGGCACTTCCAAAAGCTATACAGCCAGGGGAAGATTGGCTTTGACCGAATTAACGCAACCGTGCAGAGCTGGTTGGGACATGCGAAACATGCGGACAGCTTTGGTTTCCGGAAGAAGCTGTTTGATACCGTTGCTTTTGTGCGAGGTGAAAAGGATGAAGTTGAGAGGTTTTTGGAATGACCCAGATGGTTGGAGTTTGGCTGACATAGTCACTGTGCTGGCTCTCCCCGTCTGGATGTATGTGGCAGTGAAATTCGCACTTGCCCAAGACCTATCTGGGAACCAGGTGGACTATTTTTTGGTCCTTAGCTACCCGCTCCTAATTGCAGTAGGCGGGAAAATGTTGAGCGGGCTTCCGCTTCCTTGGCCAAGAAGAAGCGGCCTTTCTATGACTTCACAGCAACCGTATTACCACCAGGAGACCTACCAACAGGTACCAGAAATTGTGCCGGAGCCCGTGGCTCCTGAAGGCACTCCCGAAAAAACAAACTTTTAGGAGGTGTGTATCATGAGAATAGTCATTGACCCTGGGCACGGTGGAAGAGATCCTGGAGCAATCGGACCTTCTGGTCTAAAGGAGGCAAATGTTACCCTCTTGGTGGCAATGAAGGTGGCCGAGAAACTCCAAGGGGCAGGCGTTGAAGTGAAACTCACCAGGACAACCGACGCATTTGTGGACCTACAGCCCCGATGTGACGTCTCTAATACTTGGGGAGCCGACTATTTTGTCTCGATTCATTGCAACGCAGCCGGCACTCCCCAGGCGCGTGGCACGGAAACGTACTGCTACAAGTTCGGAGGTAAAGGAGAGGTTTTGGCAAAGGCTATACAGGCCGAACTTATTGCAGCGACTGGCAGAGCTAACCGCGGAGTTAAAGAGGCTAATTTTTACGTGCTTCGCAAGACAAACATGCCGGCCGTATTAACTGAATTGGCCTTTATCTCGAACCCTGAAGAAGAACGCCTGCTAGCATCTGCCGCTTACCAGGAAAAGTGCGCCCTGGCAATAGCTAAGGGCATCGGCAAAGTTATCGAGGTGGAGATCGCCCAATCAACACAGCCAAAGCCGCAGACGCCAGCCGCTGACAACGTAATCTATAAAGTGCAGGTTGGCGCCTTCGCGCAGCGTGAGAATGCCGAGCGCCTGGCGGAAGAGCTGCGATCAAAGGGCTATAGCACTTACATCGTAAGCGAAAGGAGGGGTGGGTAGTGGAGGAACTGGTGCTGAACGTAGCCTATGATGTACTGATACTACTGGCGACGGCGGTGGCCGCCCTTCTGGTGGCCTGGCTGAAAAAGAGGCTTGGTGTCGAAGGGATCAATAAAATCAAAGTGGAATTGGGAGCAAAGCAAGAGCTGGCAGCTTTAGCCGTCCGTTTTGTCGAACAGTTCTACAAAGACTTACATGGTGAAGAGAAATACCAAAAGGCGGCCGAATGGCTGGCTGGACGCGCCCGCGAACTGGGCATCGCCATAACGGCGGACGAAATGAAGGGCCTAATAGAGGCGGCTCTACGGGCTTTTAAGGATGAATTTGGGGAGCAATGGGCTAAGGCATTAACGCCCAATTAACGCCTTATGTCACCGCGTTAACAGCAGCTAAAAGGCGGCTTGAGGCCGCCTATGAAGTGGCAGGAGAGGGAGCCTTACCCATAGGCAACCCCTCTCCTCAACAAGTTTTATGCATCGATTTATGCATTCTCATGTTGCGTGAGATTTTTTCGCATCGGGCGTGAGAAGCAACAGCAACACGGGAAAGATTTAATTTTTCCGCAAGCTCTCTTTGAAGAAGCCCTTTTGCCTCCCGGAGCTTCCGCAGTCGTTCGGGAAAACCTTCCATACTGAAAACGATTGTTAACACTC